ATACCACGGCTCTCCCGCAAAGTTCGATCAATTCTCAGATGAATTCATGGGTACGGGTGAGGGAGCGCAAGCCTACGGCAGAGGCCATTACCTTGCTGGTGTTGAAGATACTGCTGTAGATTATCGAGATCAGTTAACAGACGGGAGGGTAATTTTTGATGACGGCACTGCGATGAGCCGTTGGCAACATAGACAAAATATAGTAGATGATATTTTAAAAGCGCACCCAGATCAGAACCCTATTGACGCAGGGATAATTGCTGACGATGTTATCAATAGCGAAATGACGTTAGGTGAGGTTGACAGCATGGGTACTTATGGGACAGCTCATAAGGGATCATATAAGACGGCAATTAAAGCTAACAAGGGGTCGAAGGAAGCACAAGGATACGTTTACCAGACAGACGTAGATGCTGATCTAGGTGACCTGATTGACTACGATCGGCCTCTCTCTCAACAATCACAAAAGGTTCAAGAGGTCATGGCATCCTTCGGGATTACGGACCCAGAACTGAAAGGCAGTCAGCTTTATTACAAGGTGATAGATCCTGAGACCCCTGTACAGCAAGCTCCTGAGTTAGCAACACAGACGCTAAATGAAGCTGGCATCAAAGGCATCAGGTATGCAGACGGGCTTAGCAGAGGTCAGGACGGAGGCACCTCAAACTATGTGATCTTTGATCCCAGAATCATCGACATATCAAAGCGGTATGGTATCCCGGTTACCGAAGCGGCAGTCGTAGGTACTGGCGTTACAACGATGCTCGCAGCGCAAGAGGCTGACGCAGCTAACGTCAGGAAGGTGCAAGCGGAGTCCAATACAAACTTCGCTTCAGCAAGGGATAGCAAGAACAATATGTGGGATGGACTCAAGCGGTCGGTCTCTCAGGCATCTAGCGTGATGCCGCAACAGTCGTTCATAACCGACACCGCTGAAACAGCGGGGAGGGGATTGGCCTCTGGAACATTAGGTGTTCTAGGCAACCTCCCGATGGAAGGATCTTTGGGAAGGGCGGGTCTTGATTACTTTGGTATCGGCCCCGAACAGATTGAAGGCTACCGGGGAGACATAAAGGAAGATCCTTTGTTCGCAGACCCGAATAACCCGTATTCGCAGGCACTGAACAGGGCTATGGAGACATCACTCCAGTACATCAGCCCATACGTCTCTGAGTTCACTTCTCAGCCCGAAGTAAGGGCTACCTTGGGAAGTATGGGGGACTGGTATAGCAACCTGAGTCCTCGAAATAGAGGCATCCTAAGCGGTGCTGGTGAATACCTAGCAAACCTACCGAAATAAGGAATTAAATGGCTAGAAAGGATGCGATAGACCGTGGGCAATCGGCCCAACGGTTACTGGATGACCCGTTATTACAAGAAAGTTTTGATGCAATCGAGAAGGACGTTATTAACGCACTTGCGTCACTCACCCTAACAGGCAGTGCAGAGACTGAAGCTCAGGCTTTAGAACTCACAAGAGCATTACAAGCGAACAGGCGGTTGCGATCTAAGCTGTGGAACTTTGTGGGCCACGGCAAATTGGAAGCCAGATCAGGAGATTTGGCCGGTTCTAAAACACGTAAATAAGGAGTAATTGTGGATACCCAAGAACAGGATTCTACGACACTAACTAGCACGGTTGACGTTGCGGCAGAACGAATTGAAGCGTTATTGAATCCCCCTGACGAGGCGGTGATTGAAGAGGCTGACATCGAGGCCGTAGATGAGACCGAGACGGAAGACGAAGAGCTTGAATCGACGGAGGAAGGCGAATCGGAAGAAGTCGAAGAACCAGACGAAGAGGAAGCACCAGAAGAGGCACTCGAAGATGAGGAATCGGCACCACTAGAATCCCTCTCCGACTTTGCTGAGGCGTTAGAAATTCCAATGGAGGAGTTGCTGACTACTGTTAAGGCAAAAATTAAAGTCGATGGAGAGGAGAGTGAGGTTACCCTAGATACTATTATTCGGGATCACCAGAAAGGTAAGCACTACTCAAATAAAGCAAACGAGTTAGCTGACGCTAAACGTGAATTTGATTCTGTTGTCTCGCAAAGGATGCAGGATTTTGAGGCTAGTCACGCACAGAATGCGTTTGTCTTGAATACCCTGAAGTCAAATATTGCGAACAGTATGCAGACCCCTGAGATGCAACAAATGAGGCGGGATGACCCTGCCACATGGAATGCAAATTATGTTGGCTATCAGGATCAGTTACGGGCGTTAGAACAACTCGAAAATACCGCTGCTCAACAGTACGAACAGACTAGACACTCGGTTACTGAGCAGAATACGCAACGGCTAAGAGAGAACCTCTCCCAAGAGGAGGAGGCGCTCGCTGAGATGATCCCTAGCTGGATCTCTGATAAGGAAGGCACCCAGAAGGAAATTGTGAAATTCCTAACGGAAGAGTACAAGTTTACTCCTGAGATGCTTGACCAAGTATCAGATCACCGGCTGGTATTGATGGCTTATGAGGCCATGCAATTCAGGGGTCAGAAGGCAAAAGCTGCCAAGACGGTAGAGAAGGTGAAGAAGGCTCCCAAGTCTTTGAAGCCATCGAAACCCCGTACAAGGCGGTCTATCAAAGCCGATAACGTAAGAAAGCTTAGAGGTCGATTGAAGAAGTCAGGTTCTGTCCAAGATGCAGCAAGTTTAATTGAATCAACACTTACACTTTAGAGGTAATTTATCATGGCACAAGGTACTAACACCTTAGACCGATATGACCTAGCCGCTGACGGTGACACTACTCGGGAGGATTTGTCCAATATTATTTTCGATATATCTCCCACCGAGACACCTTTTCAGTCCAACATAGGTCGTGACAAGGCAACTAACACGTTGCACGAATGGATCGTTGACTCGCTTGCTACTGCAAGTTCTGCTAACGCGCATATTGACGGAGATGAGTTCTCTGGAGATGCTCTTACTGCTGGCGAAAGACTCGGGAACTACTGCCAGATCAGTAGAAAGGATCTGTTAGTTTCTAGACGAGCTAACATCGTTTCTAAGGCAGGCCGTTCCAAGGAACTTGCATACCAATTATCGAAAGCAGGGAAGGAGTTGAAGCGGGACGTAGAATCCGTACTTCTCTCTAACCAAGTCGCTGCTGCTGGTTCATCCAGCTCTGCTCCGACTACTGCTGGCTTACCAGCTTGGATTGGCGTTGGCGTAAACTCAGAAGTAGACGCTGGCAATACCGCTAGAGGATCTGGTGGGGCTGACCCCGCTCTGTCTTCTACAGACTACGGAACGCCTACAACTGCTGCTACTGACGGGACCGTAAGGGCCCTCAGCGAGGCTGGGCTCCTAGGAGTCTTAAACTCGACATACATAAATGGCGGCTCACCTGACCTTCTAATGATGGGTCCAACCGTCAAGCAGAAGTTCTCTGCCTATATGTTCTCATCAACTTCACGTATCGCTACGCCTTACCAAGACTTCGGTAAGAACACTCGTAGTGGAGTGGGTGTGGTCGGAGCCGTTGACGTATATGTCAGCGATTTCGGAACCCTTGATGTGGCTCCTAACAGGTTCCAACGTCAGGTTTCATCTGACTACGTTGATGTGTTTGCCCTTGATACTGAGTACGCAAAGGTTTCATACCTCGACAGTTATAAGACTGAAGTGGTAGCAACCGTTGGTGATGCTCAACGCAGAATGCTCGTTGTTGACTATGCGTTAACAGTGACCAATCCTGCAGCTCACGGGATATATGCTGACGTAGATGACGATACGGCCATGACTGCGTAGCCAATACGCTGTTCATCTCTTGGGGGACTTCGGTCCCCCTTTTTTTTGGGGAATTTATGAATACGGTTTTTAGAAAACGGTTATGGAACGGGAACGAGACTCGCGTCCATGTTAGTGACGATGAGGTTATCGCTGAGGACTACAAGCCAGCCAATCAGGTTAAAGCTATCCTCGATGATAACGCCGAGATCCGTAACCATGCTGTCCCGAATCCCAGAGCTAACGGGAGGCTTGTCGCAAGAATCCCAGACACTATGCACCGGGAATGGAAGCGTGATTGGCAGACCAAGGGCCGTCAAGACTTTACGTGGCAGACCTACCTAGCCATGAAGCTAAACAGCCGTGAAAACTCATACCTAAAACTAATCGCGGGTAAAATATGACCACTTTTGCAACGCTCAAGACGGACATTTCGAGCTATATGGCGAGATCTGACCTGACTGAATCGTTAAAGAACACCTTTGTACGCATTGCTGAGGCTGAGATACGCCGAAAGGTGCGAATCGGCCAGATGGAGACTACCAATACGTCTTTTTCGGTTAGTTCGCAGTCAACTGCGCTACCTACTGGGTTCGTATCCATGAGGGCGGTGACAAACAACACGCAAAACCAGAGGGAGATGGATTTCATGTCTCCTGTACGCCTTAGATCTTCGCGAATATTCGATGAGGGGACGGGTGAGCCTTCGGCTTATACGATCGAGGGCGATAATATTGTGATTGCTCCCACTCCTTCAAGCGGCTCCTTGACCCTTGTGTATTACAAGGCGTTTGACGCTCTATCGGGCGATACAGACACCAATTGGCTTCTAACCAATGGATATGACGTATACCT